ATATATATTGGGAGGTGACTCACAAACAAGAGGTTGACGACGGCGAAGAGCATTGGGAAGAGGTGCGCATGGCAGATGGGCGACCATTTTCCGCGTCAAAGAAATACACTGCGTCTCTCAACGAAAACGCGGCGCTGTTCAAGGATCTCAAGAGCTGGCGCGGACGACCGTTTAGTGACACTGATCTGGCTGGCTTTGAACTGCCCAAAGTATTGGGCGTGACCGCTGAGCTTGAAATGATTAAGCAGAACAAAGATGAGGTCAACGGTCGGGTCAAGGTTGAGGGCGTCTACAAGCCAGAAGGCGGCATGAAGAAGGTTGACACCTCCAATGAACTGCAGTGCTTTGATATTGACGTTTACGCTCAAGAATTTGCGGGCAAGAGCACAAGTGAGTCTAAATTAATGTGTGACATGCTTGAAAATATGCCGCCGTGGATGGCAGAAGAGATTGATCAGAGCTTTGAGGTTTTGGCTGTGCGAAACAAAGGTGCAGCACCGGAACCAGCGCCGGCATCTGGCGGGCTGGCCGATCTAGCGAAAGACGACACCAAGGGTGATTTTGATGACGACATCCCGTTCTAAGGCGGAAGCAATTATGACAAGTGATTTTGAATCGGTTGATCGTCCGGCCCACTACGCCCTTGATGGTGGCATTGAGTGTATCGACTCAATGGTTGCCGTCTTTGGGCTGGAGGCCACACAGAAGTATGCTGAGATTGCGGCCTTCAAATATTTGTGGCGGATGAACAAGAAGAGCAAGACATCGGTTGAAGATAAGCTTAAAGCCATCTGGTATCTGCGTTTCAGCATGGGAGACGATCCTAGAAACGACTTGAAGGTGCAGCGGTGGGACGCTCTCGATGAAGCCGAAAGCGAGAACGCCACTATCACCGCTGCCGATTATGAGGACCCTTATGACCTATAAATTTATGGACGATCCACCAGATCGCGACTTAGATCCGCCTGATCATTGGTCTTGCGAAGAGTGCGGCGCACATTTTTACCCATCGTGGGGTGATGAGCCGGTCAACGGCGAGCCTTCCCTTTGCTACGAATGCCGAACAGTTGACGGTTGAGCGTGAAAGTTTATTCTTGTTGTGCCATCGTATTTATTCTCCTGTTGTTGTCGGCAACGATCGTCATCGTGCAGAAAGCATCAGCTTACGATCCTGGCACAGCGCGACTGCCAACATGGTCTTCGCCATCAATTGAGCAATGCAATAAGCCGCTTTGGGATCGGATCAAGGATGGCTGTGAAGCGTGAAAGTTCTTGATCTCTTCAGTGGTATCGGCGGGTTCAGTTTAGGGCTGGATCGCGCTGGCATGGAGACAGTTGCTTTTTGCGAGAACGATAAGTTCTGCCAGAAGGTATTGGCGAAGCATTGGCCTGATGTACCAGTTCATAACAATATTGAGGAATTAGATGGACGACAATACAGAGGATCAGTTGAGCTTGTTTGCGGGGGATTCCCTTGCCAACCATTCAGTGTCGCCGGGCCGCAGCGCGGCGCGGAAGATGACCGCGCACTCTGGCCTGAAATGCTACGAGTCATACGAGAGGTGGAGCCAGCTTGGGTCATTGGCGAAAATGTGTCTGGGATCATCCACATGGAACTCGACAATGTGTTATCTGACCTGGAAGGTGCGGGTTACTCCTGCCAAACATTTGTTATTCCAGCTTGCGCCGTCGATGCCAAGCACAGACGAGATCGGGTCTGGATCATTGCTTCACACACCAACTTCAACAGCAAACCAGATGGCTCCCAGTATGAGGCAGAGAGATCCGGGCAGTTGGATGTGGCCGACGCCGAGATTAAGCGAATACAAAGACAGCGGTCCAGTGGGAAGCAAGAGCCACACACACATGGACGACAGGAATTATCTGTGCGCGAAAGCCAAAGACCCGAACCAGCCGTCCGCAAAGCTCAACCCAGAATGGGTGGAATGGTTGATGGGGTTCCCCGCTGGATGGACGAACCTAAAGGAACCCCAAGAGTGATAGGCAAAGTGCCGGATCGAGTCCATCGTTTGAAAGCGTTGGGAAACGCTGTCGTGCCGCAGGTTGTAGAGGTTTTAGGCAGGATGGTTATGAAGATAGAGAATGAAAGAACTCTCGAAATCAACTCTTTAGGAAATTAATTTCTATGAATTTCAAAGAAGGAATCTACGAGGATCTTGACTACCCAACCTACGACAGCATACCGGCTTGGCGCAGTCACGATCTAACCGCAATTAGCAAATGCCCGTTCTCATGGAAGCATCGCAAATTCAATAGCGAGTCACCGGCGCTTCTGGAAGGTAGGGTGCAGCACACGGTATTTCTCGAGCACCACAAGTTTGACGAAGAGTTTATAATTCAGCCAGACATCAACCGGCGTACCAAGATTGGCAAGGAAGAGTATGAAGATTTCCTAATGACGACAGGCAATAGGCAGCCTATCAAGCAAGAGATGTACGATGTTTGCATGGCCCGCCGAGAGATAGTTGCTGACTTTATTCCAAAGGAATCGCACCAGGTTGAGCTCACAATATGCTTCATGTGGAACGGCCAGCAGTGCAAGGGCAAGCTCGACTGGCACACAGGCACAGACATCTGGGATTTAAAGACCTGTCGGGATGCTTCACCGCGTGGTTTCAAGGGCGCTATCAACGCATTTAAGTATCACCAGCAAGCCGCATTCTATCTAGCCGGTTGCAGGGCGGTAGGATTACCGACAGAAAAGTTTTACTTTCTAGCGCAAGAGAAGCCCCACCCCTATCCTTTTGCGGTTTATACGCTATCAGACGAGGCGATCGCTTATGCTGATGCTAAGAATGAGCAAGCCATGGCGCTGGGCATTGCTTGCAGGGAAAAGGATTTGTACCTGCCGTACAACCGAGAGGGCGTCACGGAGTTTGATATCGGCGATCTTTACTGACCCTCTTGTCTTTTGGAAGCCAGCTCTTGGGCGGTTCGTGGTAAGAGCCAAGCTTCTTAGCCACGCCGCCCCAATATTGCCGCATATCGAATGGCAGGTTGCTTTCCTTGTCTTTCAGCATTCCGGCTTCAGCTCTTTATAATCTGGCCAATGGCCATCGCAAACCATCGTAGCATAATGCTGTTCGGCCAGAACCGCGTCGTGATAGTCCATATTCCCGATAATACCAAGGGCAATAAACACTGCAACCCAGATTAGAATTTTGGTTGATTTATTCATCTTGAATCGCCTCAAAAAGTCCCCTAATCTCATCATCGCTATACTTTGAAATAATTGTGTCTCGGACATAATAAAAAAGATTTCTACTGCTCAATGAGTGAATATTCTCAATTTCATCGTCAGCAAGAATGTCGCGCATTTTCTCAATATTCATAACTTACTCCCTTCTTCAGAATCCCAATTCCCAGCAAAGTCGGTCAAGACAACGTATTCATTGGCATCTTCTGATGCCGCATCCGTCAGGATAATTGTCGAATGACCAAAGGCGTTGAGAACTTTCGTAAACAATAGAACGCTCGCATAACCATCAATCCAATACATATAATTGCCTTCGTCAGCCTGGATAGCTTCAGACTTCACTGCCCGCATCGCCTCAAATCTATCAATCTGATCAAAATAAAAACTGCGGGTTGAGGTGTGCCAAAGACCATAAATGTCGTCTAGTTCAAAATTCAATGTGATTTTCTTGCTCATTACGCCGCCTCCTTTTCAGCATCAATTTCTCGTTTGGTCTTATATTTGCCATCTGCACAGGCGTATTGGATTTCTGTGATGCTAGGATCAAACATTACATCTACATAAAAACCCGCTTCCTGCATATATGCCAGCTCTATGTGGGCTGCAAACATTCTCGCCTCCAAATTATCATTCATCTCTGCTCGTATTTTTCCATTAATGAAAACCTTGTAGTACCTTGCACCACTAAAGCTATCGAAGGCACTTTCAATGCGATAGGTTGCATAGTTGGTGCGAGCATTCCGTCCCATTTTTCTGCTGTATTCACTGTCATATTTCCAGTCCAAATGAGGTAAATTTATCCACAACCCGATGTCACTCCGGCAGGCAGGGTGATACATCCTGTAGCTGCCATCATCCGTCATGCCAGCATGCTCGTCATCAATTACGTATTTTTTGCAGTAGATGCAGTTTTCCATGTCCTTTCCCTCTATTCAATTAACTTGCCCTCATTATACCTATGATATCGTGTCGTTGTCTAGGCATTTATGCACATTTGTGTAATTAAATTAAGATTAAATCAGTCTGTTCCTTCGTAAAGACGAACGACACGACTTTTATCATAGAGCCAGAAGACCAATAGGTATCTATCACCGCCATCCACCGGCAGCCCTCGGTGAAGGTTGGTGAAGCTAGGGAACATAAGAGCATGGCCATTCGGCAATGGCTTCAGCGTGCCGTGGTTGTGGAACTCTGTACCACCACCCTTATAGCCACCAGTGTTCAGCGGCACCACCACCGAGATGTCAGCTGACTCATCGTGATGCCAAGCACCTTGCTTCTTATCGACAATGTTGTAGTTAGCAATCTGTATGGTAGCTGCATCATGGCAATCCCTCTGCCAAAGAGAGGTAATGATGGGGTTAATAACTGTCTGCACGACAAACCACATATTCCGATAAAGCTCTGGGCATTGCGTTTTCAGCACGATCTCTGGTATCTGCCTGAGCTCATCCTCGTGCTCGTTTGTCTCAAACTCGAGCTCTTTCCGCATGATCTCAATTTCTTCGACCATCATCTTGCACCACTGGCGGCGAAAGAGCGGGAACGTGTAGACCTCTGGGAAAACCTTCTTGCAGACTTTTTTGGCTGGGGTGCTGCCCAGTTTCTCGATGCCTTCGTTTGCCCGATATTTGGTGATCAACGGCAGCGACTCTTGCACCGCCTTGTAGGTTGGCTGATGGACCATCCAGTGCGACTGCATT